CGGCAATACATTTGAGTTTATATCTTTAGACCAACCACAGAAAAAGAGAGGTGCAAAACGTCATTACCTATTCTGTAACGAGGCAAACGAGCTGACGTGGGAGGATTTCTTTCAGCTGCTCGTAAGAACGGAAGAAAAGATATACATAGATTACAACCCCTCTGAAACACATCATTGGCTATATGATAAGATACTCAACAGAGAGGACTGCACATTCATTAAATCAACGTACAAGGATAACCCCTTTCTACCAGATGAATTGGTTAAGGAGATTGAAAGGCTACGAGATACAGATGAGGACTATTGGAAGATATACGGATTAGGAGAGAGAGGATTCTCAAAGTCTATCATATTCCCAAGAGTTGAGATAATGAGCAAGATACCCGAAGAAGCAAAACTCATATCTACTGGCTTAGACTTTGGCTACACAAACGACCCAAGTGCTTTAGTAGAGGTTTACGAATTAGAAGACAAATTAATATTTAACGAATTATTATATGAACGAGGACTCACTAACTCTGATATTGCTAACCGAATGGATGTTTTCTGGTCTGATAAGCGAAGAGTTGTATTTGCAGACAGTTCAGAGCCTAAATCAATCGAAGAACTATATAGATTAGGTTACAACGTAAAACCTTGCGTAAAGGGTAGGGATTCGATTAACATAGGGATAGACCTATTGAAACGATTTAAGCTATGCGTAACGACCAAAAGCACCAACCTAATATCGGAGTTTAACGGCTACAAATGGCAAGAGGATAAGAACGGCTATCTACTTAATAAGCCAATAGATAATAACAATCACGGAATAGATGCCTTACGCTATGCAGTTACTATGGTTAAGAGTAAGCCAAACGTAGGTAGATACTCTATTCGATAAATTTTTTTATTATTTGTTTGGTATTATAAAAAATTGTTTTATATTTGTAGTATACAAAAACAAACTAACTAAAACTAAACATTATGAAAATCACTAGAAATTTACCAAAAAACGTTAAGTTTTTCAGAGTTCTTAAATCACTTTTTGAAGAAGGTTTTATTGTTACAATATGGTTTAAAAACAAACAAGTAAGAATGGTTGACCAATTATTTGAAACCGAAAAACAAGCACTTGACTTTATGGATTAAAAATTTAAAAACCTTTAAAACTAAAAAACAAAACATACTAACAAGAGCCTTACGAAAGTGGGGCTTTTTTTATTTTTATACATATTACACATTTTACTATTTAATAATATGAAGTTGATAATACCGACAGATACAAGCGAGATTACATTAGGACAACTGCAAGGATTGGCTGATATAGAAGAAGCCGACATAGATACGTTAGAACGGCAGAAAAGAAGTATCTCGTTATTGACTGGTGTAGATAGAGAAACACTTGACAGATTCCGTCTAAGCGATTTAGAGATGGTCTACGACAAGTTATTGAGTTTGTCTAAGAAAGACAATAGGTTAATTAAATTCGTTACGTTAGAGGGCGTGAAATACGGTTTTCATCCCAACCTATCGGAGATAACTACTGGAGAGTTTGCAGACTTAGATACATACTGCAAAGAACTAAACAAGAATCTTCACAAAGTTATGGCAGTATTGTACAGACCAGTCGTAAAAGAGAAGTACGGTAAATATGATATAGAAAAATACAATGGTACTGGAAAGAGAGCAGAGTTGTTTAAGGATAAACTACCAGCAAATGTAGTGAATGGTGCAATGGTTTTTTTTTGGACTTTAGGGAAAGATTATTTGAGCAGTATTCTTCAATCTTCACTGGAGGGCAAAGCACCGATAAACAACAAAGGTTTAGCAAAAAATGGGGTTGGTATTCAATCTTAATGGTGTTAGCCAACGATGATGTTTTAAAGATAGACCAAGCAACTGAAATAGGGATAGGCAAATGTTTTACCTATCTAGCATATATAAAGGATAAAGAAAACGCTAAGAAATGAAATCATTTAAAAGTATAGTTGAGCAATTCGAGAAGATTTGCAACGCACACAAGCAAGTTAATTCGTTTACATTCGGAGATATATTCGAGGTGGACTTATCGAACGAAGTAGACTTTGCAAAGGCTCACTTGATAGAACAACCTTCAACAATTAATAGCAGAGATTTTGTGTTTACCTTTGATTTGCTGGTTATGGATATTGTATCTGCTGACGGCTCAAATGAAACTGACGTACTGAATAATACCTTTCTTATAATGGCTGACATTTATAGAGAGTTCAAGAATGGATTAGGTAGAAACACTCCTATAATTGATTCGAGAAGCTATGCTATAAACGATAGTGTTACTTGTGAGCCATTTACAGACCGATTTGAGAACTTACTCGCTGGGTGGAAAGGAACAATAAGCATAACAGTACCAAGTCATAATAACGCTTGTAATAGTCCTATATGAGTTTAGAATTAGAAGCAACGCAAAAAGCCTTATCCAAATTTGGTAAAGATGTAATCATTAAGGCAGCTACATATCTGCAAACAAGGAAACGAGGATATGATACTGGGCGATTAATGAAATCACTTGACTACGATTTAGGTGTGGCAGCTAATTCCATAAGTCTTAAAATACGAATGGAAGATTACGGTCTTGCAATCAATGAGGGTAGAGGTAAATCTGGGGGTGGCTCTGGTGTTTTATATCCTAAGATATTAGAATGGGTTAAGCGTAAAGGATTGCGACCAAGAAATAGCAAAGGGCAGTACGAGGCATGGAGAAATAAGGCACAGCAACAGAGAGGTATTGCTTATGTGGTAACAAGAAAAATACACAGATTTGGTTATAAGGGTACTAATTTCTTTGATGATGCCTTTGCACAAAGCTACAAGAAGCTACCAAAAGCATTGACGAAAGCCTTTGCATTAGACTTAGAGAACTTTTTAAATTTTACAATAGACGAGATAAACAATGGCACTAACAGTAACAAGACCTAACTACTGGACTATTACATTAGATTCAGACCAAATTACACAATACAAATTTAAATATAAAGTATTTGTATTAATTGATTCGGGATTGCAAATAATATTAACGCAATCAAGAAACTTACAAGGCTCTGCCCATTTTAACATAGAGAAGATAGTCAAGAACTACTTTAATATAACTCATAAACATGCTAACACTATAAATGGCTCTGTGGATTATGATTCTATTCATTTGATGCCACAGAATACCACAGACGTAGGCATACCACCAGCAGCAGTTTATGATGATTACCCTATGAGCAAAAACAACAAAGACTTAATTACTGTAACTTTTGGGTGTTATGAAGAATATAGTACAACGGCAGACGGAGACCCGACTTTCCACGACCTACAAACTGTAAGCTACCCATTTATAAACTACGCAAATGAGTGGGAAGATTTAATGAATTTAGATGTCGATTTATTTGCTTTTCATCCAACATACAGAGGCAGATTTTTAACCTTATTACCTTATGATACTAATCGCAATAACGCAACTGCGAACAAAATACCACACCTAACAAGTTATAACGATTACAAAACGTTTGCTTTTTTAAATAATAACACTTTATTTGAAACAACTAATGGCGAAATAGTGTATTCGTTTTTTGATGAAGTACCAATGTTTGAAGAAATAAACGGAAATATATATCCAACAAACTACGTTGGAAAGATACGTGTAAATAATTCCTCAACTCGAGGTGGCGTAGTGTCCTCAACTACAACTCAAGATGATGAGTATTTAATTTATGTAGGAGTAGGTGGTGCAAATGTCAAAAATATAAAATATGGTCAAAGAGGGGGTTATCAATTACTTGACACATCAAGCGTAAAATATTATACGGTTTATTATGGTTACTCACTTGAAGATTCTAAAAGTTACACACAAGGAGCAGATATAAAACAAGGGGATAGAATTAGTATTACTACTACTAGTGGTGGTGGTGCTGGAGAAATAGATTACACAAGCATAGGAGCAAATAATAATACGTCTGGAACAACTTTCTACGCTAACGGTACAACAACTGGTACTGGAAGCTATAACAAGAAATTTACTCGAATGAGTTCAAAAATATATATGTTTGAGATAGCATCCGAAAACAACTGCAATACTACAAGGTTTGACGAGTACACTTTAGCATGGAAAAATAAATACGGAGTATGGGATTACTATATGTTTGACGGAGAGCATACAGACGTAAGAAACTACACGAGAGAAGATGACTACGAGCGTATTGCTGGAGATTATAGTGCTGAGTCTTTTACGATAAACTCATACGAAAGAGGTAAGGTGCAAAAGATTCAAGGGGTTAAACAGACAACAATAAATACCAGATATATAACTGATGAGTATAATGATTATTTTAATGGATTGCTTATGTCTAATGAAGTTGTGTTATTATCCCCAGTTAAGAAAGGCGATGATGATATTAAGCAAGTTCCAGTTTCAATAAATATTATAGATACAAGTATAACATACAAAACAAATTTAAAGGATAAATTAGTACAGTATTCTTTTACGTTTGAATATGCTCACAAACTTAAACAAGTATATTAATGGTACAGTTACAAGTTAAAAATCAAACCGATAATACTACGCACTTTCTTGACTTAGGGGATGTAAGTATCAAGGCAGACTTTTCTGTATTAGAAATACAAGACATCACGAAAAGAAAGTCAGAAAATACTCAAGCATTTACGTTACCTTTTACGCAGACAAACAACGATTTTTTCTCACACTTTTACGATGTTACTGCTGGTGGAGAATCAGTTACAGATAATTACTACTCCTTTGATGCTAATAAAAAAACACAAGCATCTATTTTGGTGGATAGTATAGAAGTTATTGAGGGTTACTTACAACTGCTATCGGTAAACACTACGAGCCAAACTTATGAGGTTATTGTTTACGGATTAGTAGCTAATATTGTAAATCAGTTATCAGATTCAAAACTCAACGATTTAGATTTATCAGAATTTAACCATGTACTCAATGAAACAAATGTAACGGATTCATGGAATGGGGCGATAACTTATACGGATTCTTCTACTGGGGATGAGATACTCTACCCTATAATTGATTACGGCTATGGCTATGATAAAAATATAGCATCAAGTAGCAGCCAAATATTAACGTGTGAAAGATTAAAACCAGCTATAAAAATAAGAACTGTATTTGAGAAAATACTTAGTAATGCTGGTTACACAAAAATAGAATCAAGTTTCAAGAATACTGATTTTTTTAATAAGCAGTATATGACACTCGGCACGAATTCAGAGTTTACAAATAACGCAATTGAAGATAGTTTTAGAGTTGGTAAAACTTCAAACCAAACTTTAACAACAAGTTTGCAAAATTTAATATTTGACAGACAAACATCTGCAACGCAATTTGATTTTTACGATGAGGGCGGGAATCTTGATTCTAACGGTTTTTATACCACACAATCAGATGGATATTATAGGTTCCGCATAAGGCTAAATTATACGGCAAGTGGCTCATCATACCACAATGTAAGAATTAGAATGCTATTAGATGACGGAGTAGACCCAACCTATACCGACTGGAGTCCAAAAGAAAGGGTTGGCTCTGACGTTACTGGAGATGCTTTTATTGAACTATATACTGATACGACTTATATAGAAGATAATGTAGTT